AATTTCAAGTGCTTCTCAACCAACAATTGACAATAGTATGAGAATAATGCCTTCTAATTCTCATCAATCTACACCTAGCGATTATCAAAGTGAAAGGTATTTATCAGCAACAGATAGATTAACCCATGAAATGACAATATTTAGTAATTATGATTCTACTCAAAATGTAAGGTTTTGGTTCGGCTTAGTTAATACTACTTTGCACAATGAAAACCAACCTGCTGAATATAAACTAAGAGCAAGAGTTACTATTAATAGTGTTACTGAAACCTTTGATTCTCCTATTTGCATTCAACCAAACTATTTAAGAAGATATAAATACAATACAGATAATTTGCAAACATTTAACGAAGATGGAATGGGAGGGTATCGCTCTATCGGCTCTATAACAGGCCATACTGCGACTGATTTTACGGGAACATTCACCACTACCAACCTATTCAATGGAGGCCGTTTAGAGGTCTTTTACCGTAGCGGATTCGGCTTTGAGTCACTTGGTTTCATCTCGACTAATTCGGCAACAGACATAACCATAAATAGCAATTTTTCGGGAAGTTTAGCAAGCGGAAGTGAGTTATTTATTCGCAGTTATGCTGAACCAACCTACATAAATGACACATTTCATGTTGCTTGTGTATTTAATTCAACAACTAATTCTATTACTTTACTTCTTAATGGAAATAAGTTATTTTCTAATAAACATACTCAAACACAGACATTTACTTTTGCTCCTAATGATTGTAAAATAGGCCAAGCCTTCTCTTATGTGGGATTTAATACTGCTAAATTAAATAAACAATTTATGGGAGAAATACATGAAATGAGCATGATGGATATTGCTAGGAAAAACTTTGTAGGAACTTATAATTTATTGCCTAATTATGAAAACACATTGTTTTATTATAGATTTGAAGAGGTTGATTTGTAATGCCATTAAGAGTCTTTAGTTTAGGTGAAACAATTGTTTCTTCTGCTACGAATAGAAATACTGCTACTACTCCTATTGCTACTACTGAAAGTGCATTTACTGATAATCCTTTAATTGCAGCAGTTTATCCTGATGATACTACTTTAGAATCTGTTTACCGAATTAGTGAATATACTTCCGCTACTGCTCAAACAGCCTCCGATAAAATTTGGTTAGGAACAGAATTTTCTAATATGGATAAAACAGATGGTAATAGTTTAAAAGTATATAATGCTTCATTAGATACAGGAGTGCATTTACCTCCTAGCATAGTTCCTGTTGATAGTAATGGAATACCTACTGGAGATTATTACTTTGTTATGGTTCACTCGGATAATCATTTAAAACATCACTTTGCTAGAATTACCCAAATTGTTGCAGCAGATGGAGAAGGAGACACTATTCGGTTTGAGCCATCATTAGGTAATGAAATTCCTAAAAATACTAAATTTCAATTATTTAAAGGCCCAGCATTAACTAGTGATTTTGTAGCAATAGGATTAGGAATAAAAACTGAATTACAAAATAACTTACACATAGGTAGGCCTTACTTTTGGTTTAAGGATAAAAAGAATGAATTAGATAATAATACTAAATATTATTTAAGAGTAAATGACTATAATGCAGGTCAAACTAATGTAATATTTCAAAACATTTCAGGTAATTTAGGAACAACTTTCTTAGTTGGTTCTAATTATCAAAATAGTATTAAAGATTACAGTCGGTTTTCATTAATTACAACATTAACTGATAATCTTAAAAATATTGATACGGTTGATTTAGTTGCATTAACAGGTTGTTCTTATAATTTTCAAGGCGCACCTGCTGATGAGATAAGAGATATTATTTTACCTCCTAATATAAATATTTATGAATTAGTTAATAGAGGAATTGTAAGTGGCGGTTTCCCTCAAGGAACTTATATTACAGAAGTATTATCTGCTAATTCGGTAAGAGTTAGCCAAAATGCTAGCGGTTCTGTTACTAATGGAACAGTGAGGTTAATGCTTTCAAATGAAACTCATCTTCTTAATCCCGCAACTTTTCCTAGTGAAGATATTGATTTAACAGACTATGAAAAATCCTTTTTCCATGCTAGAAGAGACGGTGATGATTTGGTTTTACCCGTAACTAATTATACATCTAGAGGGCCAATAAGATACTTACATTATGATTACTCTAATGATAAAGTAAATTACACATATAATGTAATGGATATGAGCCTTGAAGAATCTATTTCAGGGAAAACTTCTTTTTGCGAAGTTAGTATGGTTGATATGATGAAAATATATCCTAGTAAATTAGAAAATAATGATTTACTTAGAGTAAGACAAAGAATTGATAAAAACTCATTAAATGCATGGAAAGACACTAATTTGGTTGTTGGCCCAAATGGAGCGCAACAAGTTACTTTAAATAACGGTGATATAGGCTTTAATGTTGATGGCCCAAATGAAACATCAAATTATTTTTCAGTAGGGGAAGAAATAAAAATAGAAAATAAATTATACATAATAATAAGTATTAGTAATAGTGGGTCTATTGGATTATTACAGGCCGACCCAACTCTTAATTCTGTAAATACTCTCTCTCGTTTAGAAAAAGAATCAGCATATACTAATATTGGAGTTCCTGCAATTTCTATTGGGGATAAAATTTATAGAAGAGCATATAGCCCGTTCAATAAAACATTAATTACTTCATTTGATTTAATAAGTAATAGGTTTGATGACATATATTTAGTGACTACTGCTATTAATTCAATCTATAATTACTTTAAATGCACCGCATCTGGACATAATAATAATTTACTTACATTTGAAGTAGAATTAGATAAGTATTTTGAAGGAGGATTGCATTTTAATGGAGACTACTATTTATATTATGAAAAAATGTTTGGTAATATAGAATCTTTAGATTACTATAGAAAGGACTCACAAAGTATTATGAGAGTTCAAGGAAGAGATAAAATGGCTAGGGTTCTTTCTAGTGTTGTTAATACAGACACTTTATTTTCAAAGGATATTGTATATTCTACTGAATCTCCTTTAAATGATTTAGTTGATACGGGAGTGTTTGTAGAAGCAAGTCTTGGTTCAAGCACTATAAATTTCAAAACTAGCAACAACGCATCTACAACATTTGAATTTGTTGAACATGAAAAATTTTATGTAATGTTAGAAGGTGAATTTTATACATATATAGGACAAGCATCGGCTAATGGTAATGCTTCATCTTGCATTTTATTGCGAAAATCTCTTGTTGAATGCGGTGGAAGCGGTTTTGGTGATGGCTTAGGGCGGTTATATGTCGCTAGAAAAAACGGGAATAGCCAAATTAAAAATATAGCATTTAATAAAGCCTTATCAAATAACATTCTTGTAAATTCTGTTACTTCATTAGCAGGAACAAGTAACAAGGGGTTATTTTTTAATAGCGGTAGTTCTCTTAATTGGAACGGAACAGAAAATACTACATTACCAAACACTTCTAGTAATGCACATCCTAAAGCCGTTGGTTATAATATAAGTAAAGTTACTGGTGAAATAGACGGTGCTGATTATCAATGTGTTTTAGATGATTTTAACTATAAAATGCCTAACACTTTAATAGACTATACTGTTATTGATGTTACTGAAAAAGATGATAGAAAAATAATACAGATAGCCCCTTATGTTCCAGTAACTTTAGGTAGAATGGAAACTAATTTAGCAAATACTTATGGTTCTTTACAAACTCAATATACTAATCTTACTACAACAGGTAGTGGGGATTCAGTTAATTATATTAAAATAACAGGAATGAATTTTGATAGTGTTAGTTTGTATAATTGGGCACTTAGGGGAACTTCTATATTATTAGATGGAAAATTTGTCGGGTTTGTGAGAGATTCTTACATTACTCCTAAGTATCAATATTCTGCTACTCCGCTATACACTACTCCATTTATGACAGTTATATTAGATAGACAGATAAGTTATACTGATGGGCAAGCAGTTACTTATGTTAATTCGATAGAAGCAGGTATCGCCCAAATGTCACAAGAAAAGAATCGTAGTGACACTAAAAATACTCATGAACTTAATGTAATTAATGTTTCTCATTTACATGGAGGAAAAATTATTACTCATATTCATAATATGGGTATCGGAGTTCTTACTAATGTGGATTTTATTACTCAATATTCTGATGGTAGCCAATTATCTTGTTTTCAAAGGTTTGGTAATCCTTTATATTCTATTTACAGTTTAGAGAAAGGAAATGAAATAAATTATTTAGCCACACATAAACTTAATTATAGAATAGAAAAAATAACTAATAGCAGAAAAAATCCTTTAACTCTTCATATTCCTTTAGAATCAAGAGGAGTATTACCACCCACTTATTCTAATTATGATGGGCATTTCATAGGAAATACTCTCCCTAATAGAACATATACTGCTCCTTATGAATATGATTTAATTGCTGACCAAAGCGACAGAACATTGTTTAATAATCTTGATACTTCTAAATCAAATGCTTTCTATAACAGACAAAATAGTGTCGGTAGAATGTTTATTTTTGCCACTTCGGATGAATTACCGTATCATCAAGACAGACAAGATAGTTTAGCCAATAGTGCCTTATCAAGAGATATTACTAAGTATAGTATTGTTGGGGTTTTGCCTACCAATAGTGTTAATAGTTCTGATGAAAAAGATTCTAATTTAGTTACAGTTAGGCATACTAATGTAGATACTGATTATTCTCATGCTAGTATCTTTTCTTCAGACAAACCAATCAATCAACTTATGAATACTGGTATTATGAGATTAACTGAAGTAGTTGTTGATTGGGCTTTTAATCAAATAGACCCCGAAAAGCCTCTAGTTTCGGTAGATAATGTTGAAACTTTAATTACTAAAGAATTAGTTCCAGAAGATATAACATCAAATCCAGTTTATCTTCAAGCAGGGAGTTATAATCCTACTTTATTTGGCACAGATTATAAAAGAGACTGGTTAGTTACTTATGATGCTGCTTCGGGAGGAAATGCAATAACTCTTGTTCAATCCAATATTGATGCAGCAAGAGTTGAATTAGACAAACTTAATTATCAATATCAAAGAGTTATTGGTATTGGAACGACTGAAGGATATCCAGATATTGGTACTCAATTAGATTTGCTATATCACGATATGAAGAATGGTACTCTAAATACCTCTGGACAGTGGTATGTTGGAATAACCACTGTAAAAACAAATATACCTAAACCATCATAATGTCAGCATTAAATTTTCCTAACAATCCAGCACTTAACGACGTTTATGCCGCTAATGGATCGTCATGGAAATGGGATGGTAATAGATGGAGAAGAATTGCTGATCCTGGTGCTCAAGGTGTTGGAGGAGCACAGGGTGCACAAGGTGCACAAGGACATCAAGGTTTAGCAGGTGCTCAGGGTGCTCAAGGACATCAAGGAGTTCAAGGTGC